CATTGATGATAATTTTACGCATACTGTTCAATCTTTCTTATACTGGAATATTAGCCTTTACATTCTACCATAGATTGAGGTGCATGACAAATTAAGAACTCTAACAATTATCGGACAGTTTCACTTGACCACTTAAACCACCCCTTAAAACGGATAGCGCCGTTCTGGTCTGTTCGTAAAACCTTAATGTGACGTTTCTTAAAACGCTTCAAAGTTTCATCATTTGGATGTTTATAACGATTGTTCTCACCGGCTGAAACAAGTGCAAGGGAGGGATGCAGCTGGTCCAAAAAAGCTTCAGACGATGACCCTTTTGAACCGTGGTGTCCGGCTTTGAGGACACTGGCCTTTAAATTAGGATAGCTGACCATCAGTTCCTCCTCTCCTTCTTTTTCCAAATCACCAGTAAACAGAAAACTGCTTCCTAATAGTTTTCCGTAAAGAACTATCGAATCATTGTTACCACCATCACCAATTTTATTTGGATAAAGAACCTGTAGCTTACTTCCCATCATGGGTAAGTTGTCTCCAGCCTTTAGAGTGCGAACTGGGCGTTTTAAAGTTCGAAGTCGTTTCACAAAACTAGGCTTAGTCAAAGCTCCTTGACTGACACAGATTTCCTTAATCTTAAACCGCTTGGTCACTTCTTCCAAATCACCAATATGGTCTGTGTCGGTATGTGTACTTAAATTGATACAAAGTCATACCTTCGAAAAATTAAGTATTTATCAGTACAGAGAATCCCTAATAATTTCCATATATTCAGTAGGATTTAGTTTGTTACTTATAAATTGTCTCCTTGGGTTAAAGTCAATATTGGGTTGTTTAAAATAAAAGTTGTCTAATTTCGATAAATCAATATTCATTGAATTAAAAAATTTATTATATTCAATATAAGTTTTATGCTCTTTTGAGGGAACACTCTTATTTTTGTACACATCATTATACTCAGGTTTTAAATAATTTATTAGTTTAGCCTCAACCAAGTTTATTAATGATGCATCTGAGATTTTTAATTTAAATTCCTTACTCTTGGGCTCATATATATCCTCAATCTTAGCATTTGATGTCTCTGGTATTGTCAGAGTAGTCCACATAACATTTTCACCAATTGAAAAACTCACGACCCTTACATCTACATCTTTTTTATAATCATGGCAATCAGCTAAAATTCTTTGAAGAGTCTTGTGGCTCGCTAAACGCTTCCCTGTATTACGAGATTCAGTCCTACCTTTAGCTTGCCCTATATAAAGAATTTCAGAGACAATCTGATTACCATTTTTGATAATAGAATCTAATATTAAATCCAGAATTTGATATGTAACGCCATTAATTATCACACATCTATTATCTAGACTTTTATCAAAACTTACTATATTTTCTTCATCTTCCCAAATTAACTCAAGTGCTTCATCAGCAGTTTTTACCTTGACTATTAATTCATTTTCTTTGGTTTCATTTTTTGTAACAGAGTCAACATAAAATTTTTCAAATCCAAAAATCATATACAGATGATGACTTTCAGGGATATTATCATCATATAAATCACTACTTTGAAGTAGCAATAAGTCCTTAATTTCTACACTTGAAAACACACCTAAATAGTTACCTAAATCCAAATCCATTTGAATTCCTCTTTATCTATCAAATTACACTAATTATACCAAAAAAGAGGTTACAATCTCAATGAACTGTAACCTCACCATTTTTAAAGATAAATTCAATATTTCTATTTTCCTTAATAATGATCCTCTCTACCGCAGTTTCCCAAAGTAAATCATCAAACTCTGTAACTAAACACTCTTGAGATTTCAGTGTTTTTAGAAAAGCCTGAAGTTCTTTATTGCGTTTAGCCTTATCAAGATGTTCCTTTTCTACCGACTCAAGTTCAACAATCAAAGCATCATACCTATCAACCAAGTTCCTATACTTTTCTTGATAGACATCTTGGTTTTGTGGCATCACAGCATTATCCGTGACTAATTTAGAAATCATCTGGCTGACAACCTCAACTTCAGTCTCCAATTCTTTCATTCGTTGCTCTAAATCAGCTGTTCCACTAATTTCAAGCAACGTTTCAAGATTACTGATAATTTCATCCTTATTACTGATAACCTTATTGATTGCTGAAACGAACCAATCCTTAATTTCATCTTCAGTAACATGAGGAGTAGTACACTTCTTTTCGCCCTTGTACTTCTCATTACATTGGTAGATAACCCTTCGATATTTTGATGTGGAGTGCCAGACCTTGCTACCGAAGTAATGCCCACAATCCCCACATACCAGCTTTGAACTAAACAGTGTAGTACTACCCTTACCCTTTTCTTTCCTATCAAGTGTTGCTTGAACTGCATCAAATGTCTCTTTATCTACAATCGCTTCATGGTTATTTTCCACATAATACTGTGGTAACTCTCCTTTGTTGATGTTCTTCTTTTTGGATAGAAAATCAATTGTGTAGGTTTTCTGAAGGAGAGCATCACCTTTATACTTCTCATTTCTTAGCATCCGTTTGATGGTCACAGAACTCCAATGATTCTTCCCACTAGGTGATAGAATACCTTGTTGCGTCAAGTCTTTTGCGATGCTATAGGGTGTTTTACCAAGTAATGCCTGCTGAAAAATGTAACGGACAGTCTTCGCATCTTCCTGATTAACAACAATCTCACCATTCTCGCCCTTTTCAAAGCCCATGACGTTGGTATAGGGAAAATGTACCTTTCCTTCCGCAAACTGTTTCCGCAAGCCCCAAGTGACGTTCTCGGAGATGCTACGGCTTTCTTCTTGGGCCAAGCTAGACATGATGGTAATCAACAGCTCACCCTTTGAATCTAGAGTCCAGATATTCTCTTTCTCAAAGTAGATTTCAACTCCGACTTCCTTCAACTTACGAACTGTTGTCAATGAATCAACTGTATTTCTTGCAAACCGACTAACTGACTTGGTAATAATGAGGTCAATTTTACCAGCCAATGCATCCTCAATCATGCTCTTAAAGCCAACTCGAAGTTTAGTATTAGTGCCACTAATACCTTCATCCGAGTACATTTTGACAAACTCCCAATCGCTTCGACTTGAAATGTATTCTGTATAATACTTCATTTGAGATTCATAGCTGGTTGTTTGGTCTTCATGATCAGTTGATACCCTCGCATAACCTGCTACACGACGTTTCTTAGGTAGCGAAATGCTAGCTAACTCTGAGTTCCTAGGCGCATTTGCTCCAATAGTTATGACGTTTTTCATAAGAAGTGCTCCTTTCTAACCTTCAGTTCATATTTTCTACCTTTTATAGGAAAGACGGTAATTAAACCTACTGATGAGTCATAAATAACCTTCTTGATATTTTCGGTAACCCAATTTTTATCTGGTTTAAATCCAATTTTATCTTCAAATGTAGCTAATATCCGTTTTTCAGATAGAGTCTTACTAGGACAAGAGGATGTTCCAAACCTGTCTCTAGTGCGGCAACAGTATCTGATGGTTCGGTGTACCTTTTTGGAGTCTACTCTAGTAATCATTATTTTTCCACAATGGCTACACTCGATTAACTCTCTAAAAGTACCTTTGTGCATATGGCTTTCCTGATGCATTACCTTGTACCGACGTTCTTTTTCTTGTAGTACCACATCAAAATAAGACTTTGAAACAATGGCTTCATGAGCATCCTCTACAATATACTTATTCTTTTGCCCATTATTTCGTTTAGGATTTCGTGAAAAGGGTTCTCGGTAAGTCTTCTGTAATACCAAACGTCCAAAGTATGCTTCCTGCTTAAAGAACTCTCGGACACTAGAGACTGTGAAGGGATTTCCCAGTCGTGTCAAGACTCCTTGCTCATTTAACTTTTTAGTAATCATTGGGACATTATCTCCGTCCAAGAACCATTGAAACACCTGTCGTACAACCTTTGCTTCATCAGGCTCAATGACATAATTCTCACCATTCCAACGGTAGCCATAGATATCTTGAGGTGTATGAGGTTGACCCTGTTCAAACTTTTTCTTAATCTGCCATCTTAAGTTTTCACTGATGTTATGCGATTCTTCTTGAGCGACAGAAGCTAGGAGAGTTAACATCAACTCGCCTTCGGAACTTAGGCTATCTATCCCTTCTTTTTCAAAGGTAATTCCTATGTTCTTTTGTCTAAGTACACGCACTGTAGACAATAGGTCAACGGTGTTTCTACCGAACCTTGCAATGGATTTAGTTAAAATTCTATCAATTTTTCCATCATCACATGCCTTTAACAAATCTTGTAACCCTTGACGGTTACTTTGTTCTTTACCGCTGATGCCTTCATCATAATAAACGCCAACCAATTCCCAGTCTGGATGAGACTGAATTAATCTACTATAATAGCTGACTTGAGTGGATAACGAATGATGTAGGCGACTATCAGATACCCTCGCATATGCTGCTACACGCAACTTAGGTTTTTGCGGTGTCATCCTTGGTTGAATTAGTCTAACTGTTCTCAATTTGATACACTCCTTTCGCTACTATATATCACTCTAAAGGCCTCATTTATCAAGTCTTTAGGTCGATAATCTACTAATAAATGGTTGATATTTTTCAAGCATTTTTTCCTTAAATTGCTGATGAACTTCCTCACTAATAATCCTAGATTTTAGGAGTCTATCAGCCTGTATCATGGTCAGTTGGTAAGTCATCTCATCTTGTAATTTGTCATTAGTCATAATAGCCCTCCTACCTTACTAAGTAAGGCTGAGGGCATTTTTTCCGCTTTTTAGGCAAAAAAAATAAGCCTGACAGAAAATACATTCCACCAGGCTTACCATAAGTTACTGTTTAATAGCCTTTTCCAAGGCTTGCACTGAAGCAACTAATTTCTCATCGTCAAACTTTTGTGACTCTAAGAATCGGTTGAAATCATCATCATCTAAGGTCAAATGTGCTGCACCAGCTGATTGCAACTGAACAACTGTATCAATGTCACCAATCCCAAAGACAGCACCATTGACCACTGCCACATAACCTTGTTTCCCACTTTTTGATCGTACGACAAAATTTTTCATATCCTCATCCTCCGAAGTTTCTACTTTCTTTGTGCTAGTTGCTACCTCATAAGGCAGTCTAAACCAGCCAACCATATAACCAACCAATCCACCACTATGGCGATCCACTAATCGCCCATCAGAATACCACTTTCGTGACACACGTCGAGTGTAGCCACCACCGCCAACTTCCAGTTGATCGTTGATCCCATTACGGTTACTATCCAAATAACCATCGACATTTTGTTCCACACCTTCAAGTCCAGTACCATCAGAATCCGCTAAACAAACACCGATGTGACCAAAACTGTGACTCGGTACACGAATCACGTAAATGTCACCCGCCTGTGGGTTAACCCCTACGGCATCATAGGTGACCTGAAAACCATTGGCTTTTGCCTTATCAAGGCAGTCAATAGCATTGGTGTAAGCCATATTCTTCCCTGTTTCCTCCTGAACGATTTTGTCAATTAGAGCCACACATTGCCCACCATAAGGATTGGTAGGCACCGTTACTTTGGTATTGACTTTCGAGAGGGCATTGGCAACAACCTTTTCTTTACTTGTCATTCTCATCCTCCTTATCTTCGTTTAACTGACGTAAGACTTGTTTAATACGATTAGGCACTGGCAATCCAATACGAGTCGCATTTTCCAAGATGGACAGTCCTTCATTACTGAAGTAGAAAAAGATAACAGCTGTTCGAACTGCCCCACCTTGTTTTAAGACATGTTGGTCAATCATGTGGGCAACAGCCACCAAACAGATAATCATGGCTTTTTTGAAAATCCCTTTTTTACCGATAGAACTGGAGAGGTTCTTCTCAACAATGGCTGCCATAATCCCTGTCACATAGTCAATCAACATAAAAATCAAAAGGCCATAAAGAAAGCCATCGATTTCTCCAAAAATAGAACCGATGACCCCACCGATTCCTGAAAACACTAACTTATTTGTTGAAACTGCTTGATGCATATTGTCTCCTTTAAGCGGTACGTCGCCACCGATAAACTGTAATATAGGGTTGTAAATTGTTATGAGCCTGTCCACCACCAGAATTGCCTGTATTATTCCCTTGAGGATATAATGAGGCACCGCCGTCTGAAGAGTAATCTCGACGTATAGCCTGGTTCCCTGAATTGGCAGAAACATATTGTGGGTGCGAGTGCACTGGCATTTCATTGATTGTTAAAGTATGGGTTTTGCTGCCACCTGTTTTTGAAACAGTATTAAATTCGCTTTCTGTCTCAGATACACCAACCAAAACATGCCCATTCCCAAATCGCTCCCACTTCCCTCCCATAAAGGTGGAAGGATTGGCAGAACTTGTTGATTCATAAATCGTTCCAACAGGATAAAAGATATCAATTAGCTTTTTATTTCGCATGATGATGTCTCCATCAAAATAAGAAGGCTGACTACCATCCACATCAAGAACCCCTCGTGTCCATGCTTTTCCTATCCCCATCCCTGTCGGAGATAAGCCATAAACCACCTTTTCAGGACCAACCGTAAACTCAAAATCCGTTTCATAGAATAAATCTCGCAAATGACCAATGATGGTATAAGATTTGGTTTGGTCATAAGAGCCATTTAGTGTAGCTTGAAAATTCTCTTTGGTATGTTCCGTTGTCGTACTCCAGTTAGCGGCTCCACCTACATTCGTTGTCTTCGTACCAGTTGATAAATCAAGAATATCCCACGTCATAGTGGCTCGATTCTTCTGACTATTGCCTACAATGAGTGGTGCAATTTTTACTTTTCGAATCACATTTAATTGATTCATGGCAGTTCCGACTCGAACTGAAGTAAAGGATAGAATGGGTTTAAAATATTCAAGTAGAGAAATCTCGACTTCCTTTCTCGGACTTTGTCTTCCTCTTGAATCCGTCACAAAAGCAGAGATTTTGGCACGACCAACATGGTTAATACCTCCTACTCCGCCATTTTGTGCAGTAGCTACATTCTGGAGTTGTATCCAGCTATTTCCTTCAAATTTAAACACTTCCGCTCGATAACCACTAGCTGGAATAGTTGATCCATAAATTCCTGTAGCACCATTAAAGGTAACCTTGGGATTTGACTCCAATGAAACAAAGGTATTGCCTGTAATGGCATTTTGAGCAATCGTATTTAAATCCGATAAACTGATAGAGGATAGACTGGGAACCACCGAGCTCGGAAGTTGAAGAGTCACTTGAATCCGAGACTCACCGATGACCTTTCCTCCATAAATGGTTTGTACTAAAATTGTGCCAATACCAGAGGTCGCATTGGGGATTTGAGGAGCTAATTTTGCAACTTCTGGTGTCCAACTACAAGAAGTCGTTGCACCAGTTGCGACCACTCCACTCAAACTACCAAATTGCCAAGTAACCTTGTGTGTAAAATCCCCACTTGCTCTCGTAATAGAAATGGTAATTGGAGAACCCATCATATTCCCAGAAACACTAGCTGTTGAGGACCGTGGAATATCTCGTAATCGTAACGATTGATAACCGGTATTAAGAGTTCCTGGTGACCATCCACCACTTCCTGAAAAGGTCGCAGAAAAACCAATGGTCTTTTGACCATTGGAATTGTGAGCGATGGTGATGGTTTTATCAATGAGATGAAGAGAAGAGTTCATGCTGTACATATCTGGTCTACCACTCCAAGAAAGAGTTTGACCATCTATGGAAACACTGGCACTACAGTTATACATCCCAAAGGTTGTTTGGCCATTTCGTAGCCACAATTGAACACGTACAGTTGAGGTATTATTGGCGGTGCTAGTTCCTGTTTCTTCTACCCTAAGTAGAAGATTGTACCCTCGGTCATTATTACTGCCATAATCTGCCATAGTCTTTCCTTTCTAAGTCTTGCTGTCGATGAAGCGACAAACCAAATGTTTGGGGTTATGCCTTGCAGCTTCTAAACGATAATATCCAACTTGTAGCGTTTCAACAAAAACCCCATGGTGGATTTTAATCACACCAGAAGTAACGGTCATGACCGCATTCCCTGCTGATTTAATCATCATTCCTTGTGGGGTTAATTCGATAAACTCAGAATTATCTTTCTTACCAATGATGACACCATTATCACCTGCTCGCAGATAAGTGTTCACAAATTGTAAAAGCAAGGCATTACTTTTCAAATCAGCTTCAATAGCTGCGATGCGCTGTGTGTTTGCGACAAAATCCTGATTGAATTTGGTGAGTGTTTCCTTGTTACTCTTTTCAAATTCCTTATAGGTCTTGAGCCAATCAGAAACTTCACTGGCAAGTGCCCTCGCTTCCATATCCACTCGAATCGACTCCGTCTTCTCCGTTAGGATATCCAATTGTTGCTTCATAAAACTTTGATCTGCTTTCCCATCAATTTGCTTCATCAAATCTGCTAAGGATGGACCTGGAGTGGTTGCCACATTGCCATCTTCAAGTTGGACATTTCGTAGCCAAACCACATCACCTTGTACCCATGTTCCAGATGATAAAGTAAAGACAAAAGAATAAGCTACGTTACTTGAAACCTTCCAACTTGAAACCACTCGTTCCCAATTGGTGGTAAGTTGAATCGATTTTGTTCCACCTAATTCAGAGCCAATCATCATGGACACCGCTCTTGAAGTTTTCATATCAACCGCAAAGGTCATGGTCTGTCCAATGCATGTCCGCAAGTCAAAAAAGTCTCGCTTGAATCCACCACTTCCAGACTTGGTACAAGTCATTTTAATCGAGATGTCACTGACAGATGTACTATCTTCTACGATTTCTTTTCGCCATTCTGACTGAAGATTAGTGAAACTTGTTTCTCGCATGGCATAGTCATCAATGTAATTTCGCCCACCTAAAACAGTCCCCTCAAAGAAAGAAGACCAAGTATAATCACTCGGGTTCGTTGAAGGTGTAGCAGTTGGTCGATTAACTGCCAAACCCAAATAGCGTTTCCCCTTAGGTGAAGAGGAAATCCCCTCGCCTTTATCACTATCCGCATACATCTTCCATGTATACAAGGTTTGACCGATATCTCCCTTATTTCCATAAACACCAATAACGACTGGTGTCGTCAACGTTTCATTTCCGTCAGTGAAAACAGTTCGTTTGTAATTCCAAAGATATTTACTGGTATCCGTTAAAACAGGAATGGTTTTTGACCAACCACTCGTTGATGTGAGGACTCCTGTTTTTTGATTACTCACCAAATAGTATTCTTCGATTTGGGAAATGCTGATGCCTCTGTCTCCTTTTGGACCTGGAGTGAGTGACAGTTTAGAAAGTTGACTCTTGGTAGCTAGTTCTTCGCCTCTCACTTTTAAGAGTGGTGTATCAATTGAAATATTCCCATTGGAGTCCAATGAAAATACTGGCTTGTGACTTCCAGGAATAACAACCCTGTTGGCATTGACTTCTATCGCATTTAAATACTCAGTCAACACCTGATGAGAAACCAAACGACGCATCCAAGCAGAATTAGACACGGTTAGTTCATCTATCTTTGCTTTTTGAATAGCCGCAAAGCGAATTTCTGCCGCCTCTGAGGATAAATAGTCAACTGCTGCTTGATTACCACTTCGAACAGCTTCAGCTTTTGCTCGCTCAATCCCATCTTCTACATCCTTGCTTACTCGACTCATATTGGAATCAAGTACAAGACTGAGATTGGCTCGCTCCCTTTCAATCTGACGTTGAACCTTTCCATCATTGAGAGTTAAAAGCTCATTTGCGACAGATGAAATGGGATTCCCTGACACCCCTTGTCCACCAAACGAGACCGTATCGTCAAATGAGATGGATATGATTTTCTCTGTTAAAGCATTAAAGCGATAAGCAACTACTTTTTTGACCACATCAACTTGGTGAAGTCTACTTTTTAGAGTCACCTCGTCCCCCAACTGCACCTCTTGTCCATCCAGTTCAAAGGCTTCAATCTCAATCACTTCTGAAACCTGATCTAAATGGTCATTGCTAAATTTTGCCATCGCCCATTGTCTCAATTCTTCCTCGGTATGGAGATTATTGTTCTCATACTCCGCCTCATGCACATAAGGATATTGATGAATGAGAGGACTCTCCACCATAACCGAAAGAGTTTTCTCTTCCTTTTCACCTTCTGGCTTAAAAGTTGAGGACGCATAAATGCGAGTGACAATAGACTGACTAGAACGAGTACGATCAAACTTTTCTAAGTTATGATGCGTTGAAATGACCACCCCACGATTCTTTCCTCGATGTTCTTTGATGGTGAATAAAAAGTTATCGCGAACCAACTCTCCCTCCCAAGTTCCTACAATGGAATGTTTCCCATCCATCAACACTTTGTAAAGTGTAGCTGTCTCTGTCGTATTAAACGACCTTTTCTTTGTAATATCACTATCAAAAGAAAAGCGAGCTATATCTCTTTTAGCTTTTGAAATCAATTGTCCAAGGGCACTTTGGCAGGTCACATTTTGATTCGAAACTGGTAGAATAGAGCGACGCATGATATCATCCGTAATATGTTGGCAAGTCACACGAACCCTATCGTTTTCTTCAATTGGTTTCTTAATCCGAAAGAGTTGTTTATTGGCATAGGGAACTGGACATAGTATCAATTTATCTGTCACTAACTCTTTATAAATGCCTGAATCCGTAATCGGATAATCAAATTGAAGCGTAAAATCACCATTCAACGTTTCTTCAACTTCCGCGCTCAAGGTTTCATGAAGGGGAAGTCCGTTCCATTTTGGAGTTTTAGTTTGTCCATCTAATAAGAATAACATCAAGCCCACCCCCATAATATTTCAATGTGAAGACTGGTAATTCCAGTACCAAGCACCACACCAACTTTCTTGTCTTTTTGATTGGCATCGAGTGTGATAAAATCTCCTGACCAATGAACCAACTCTCCACTTTCTGTCAAAAAACTTGGATGATGTGGGTCATTATCCATAACCAAAGTTTTGTTTAGTTGCTCCAAACCAATAACTTGTTCACCGATGGTGAAACTTGTCTCTCCAGTCGATTTACCTGAAACAGTAATCTTAGGATAAGACAGAGCTGAACCAAGCAAGGGAATTGTCCCATTCTTCGTTAAGGTATACTCACTAACATCATTAAAATATCGAGTAGGATGACAAAGGAAAGTGACCTCTAGGGTGAATACTCCTAAATTATCTTGAACAATATCAAAGCTATCTACCTTATAACACCAGTACCTTGTGGTTTTCATGCGCTCACTTTCAAGCCAAAACCCTTCACGAGTTAAAAGAGCAGAAAATTCATTAATCTGTTCTTCAGTTGCAGCAATAAGGTGAATACGATAAGCTTTCTCAATCACTTTTCGGTGCTTATTGGTCAAAACCAATCCACCACTCAAACCGTCATGTTCTTGCAGTTGGCTTTTAGAAGTCGGAATATGAAAACTTGGTCTATCTTCCACGAGTATCTTGTAAGGGAATGAGGCAGTTGATAAACCATCTATGATTAATGCATTATGTTGGATCACAACCTCACCCCTCTCAATGATTGTATTCGAGTTAACTCGTCATGAATTCTTTCTGCTACTTGATTGGCTAGTCGTTTGATATCGGCTTCTTCTCTTATCACTACATCTGTAATGGAAACATTGATGACATTGCCACCAGTTCCCATGGTTGATGCGATTCCTTCACCGATTGCCGCAAGATTCTGTTTGGTTAAAGGCAAGACCGCCTCTTTTCCAGCTTCACCACCAACCATCAGTTGTTTCCCATTCATGCCAAAGGCTGTCGGTTTCGTTAGAATCCCTCCCTTGGCATACCAAGCAATCGAAATCTTAGGTAGTCCCCCCTTCAACCAATCAAGCGGATTGGCAGAACCACTCACAGAAAAGTGAGGTAACGGAATATGTGGCCATGAAATCTTAAAGTTAAACAGATTCTTGATGGCATTAATGGCAGAAGATACAACATTTTTTGCACCATTGATGGCATTTGAGATAGAATTCTTGATACCATTCCAGACACTTGAAACAGTGGAGCTAATACCACTGAGAATACTAGAAATGGTCTGTTGAATGCCAGACCAGCCACTAGATACAAAAGAAACAATTGAAGAAATCACTGACGAAATGACGGATTTTATCGTGTTCCAAATAGAAGACACGATTCCAGAAATAGCGGTTAAAACATTACTAATGGTGCCTTTAATTCCATTCCAGGTATTGGAAATAAACTGACCTATGGCAGACAATATCGTCGTCACAATTTGTTGAATAGCTTGCCAAACTCTCTGAAGAACTCCCTTGATCGTCTCCCATGCGCCAGACCAGTCACCAGTTATGACCTGCATAATAGCTTTGATGATTCCTAAAACAACATTGATAGCTGTTTCGACAACTGTTTTGATGATGTCCCAAGCCGTGGTGATGATTAACTGAATATTTGCCCAAGCAGCTTCAAGATAGGGGCCAATCAAAGACATGACCGTCTGAATAACTGTAGAAATGGCATTCCAGACCGTTTCAACTGCTGCTTGTATAAGGGCTTGATTTTCTGTCCACCAAGTGGTAAGAGTTCCCCAAATCGTCATGATAAAGGTACTAATCTCTTGAAGAATAACTGAAATAAAAGCATAGATGGCATTCCAGATTTCAATGACTGCTGTCCGAAAGCCTTCATTGTTTTGCCACAGTTCTTGAATCCCAACGACTAATAGGGCAATCACTGCTATGATGCCTAGAACTGTTCCAACAATCGGAGCTGCTGCAACGACCAATCCGCCAATGGTCGTTCCCATGGCGACTGCTGCCGCTTGAAGGGCTAAGAGTCCAGGTAACAACAGACCGACAACTGTAATTAAACCACCCATAATGACAATAAAGGTCTGAATGGGACTAGGTAAGTTGCTGAACCAATTGGCGACAGCTTGTAGTAATTGAGCCAATAATTCTAAGACTGGTGCTAGAGCTTCAGCTAAAACACCACCAACCTCTGCCATGGCAGCTTTAGCAGTATTTTGTGCAGTCGTAAATTTATCAATCGGATCAAGTGTTGCTTCATAAGTTGACGTCACAACTCCTAAAGCATTCTTAGCAGTCCCTGATAAATCATTAAATGAAAAAGCACCACGCTTAATGGCATCGACCATTCGTGGTGCAGCTTTTGAACCAAAAACTTCTGAAGCAAGTGTCAGACTCTCTGTCTCATTTGTTGAATTCTTAATTTGTTCAACAGTTTTTGCCAAACCATCTTGTAAGGTTAAGCCATCCTTGGCATAATTAACAGCTGCTTTAGATAAAGTAGAAAGTGCAGCACTTGAATCGACACCAGATTTTTCAAAGCGTCCCATTAAGGCGACACCCTCGTCAAAGGATAAACCTAGTGACTTAATTTGGGGTGCACCAGAGATGACCTTACTCATTAAATCCTGAACACCGACCCCAGTTTTTTGGGAAGTAAAAGTGACCGTATCAAGTACCATAGCGAGGTCTTTAGACTCAAGACCATAGGCTTCAATGGCCTGTTTGGCAGAAATAGCCGATTGCGTCACATCCGAGCCATTGATTTCAGCGTATTTGATTAACAAAGCCGAAGCCTGTGATAAAGCGTCTCCAGTTAAACCAAACTGAGTATTTAATTCCCCAACGGCACTTCCTGCAGTCGCAAAATCTGTAGGAATGGATGTAGCGAGCTCTGTCGCAATATCTTGCATCCCTTCAAGTGCCTTTCCACTTGCACCAGTCTTGGTGATGATGATATCCATCCCTTCATCAACTTCACGAAAAGCTTCAAGAGATTGTTGCCCAAATTCGATTAACTTTTGAGAGAGTTCACCCAATCGGTCTCCAAACTCCATGAGGATATCTGCTTTTAATAAACCATTGGTTTGTTCAAGGCTTGCTGCAGATTGTTGGGATGCACTTGAGAGCCCTTCCATTTCCTGTTGGAGATTGTTGTAAGCTGTCTTTGTGTCGTTGAGTGTTTTCTCAAGCCGATTAGCTTCGACAGAATTCTCACCATATTCAGCTTTGGTTAGTTCTAACTGGCGTTCTAAATTTGCAATTTGACGCTCAACCAGTTCAGATTGACTAGCAATTCTGCTTTGTGCTAAGGCTAATTTTTCAGACTCTGAAGCATTTGAACCAAGCTGACTCTCTTGCAAACGAAAGGTGGAATTGAGTTTCTCACTCTCTGATGCTAATTGGGTCTGTTCAGTTTCTAAACCGTTTAATTTCAACCGGTTGCTTTCAACTGTGTTTCCGTGAGAATCAAGCGCTCGATTAACTCCTTCAAGTTTTGTTTCATAGCTTTTTAGGACATTTTGTGTTGTCTCAACTTCACGTTGGAATGCTCGATATTGTTCTGCACCAATATCCCCACGTTGGAATTGCGCTTCAACCTGACTTTGTGCCTGACGTAAGGTTTCTAGTTTCTCTTTTGTAGTCGCAATCTGCTTAGAAAGCACCTCTTGCTTTTGAGTAAGGAGAGTGACATTACCAGTATCAAACTTTAAGGCTCTATCAATTTGTTTCAGCTCTTTAGTGGATTCTGCTGCTTCTTTATTAATTCCCTTTAAGGCCCGTTGTAACGGTTGGGTGTCACCACCAATCTCAATCGTAATACCTTTGATGTTACCAGCCATGACACTCCCTCCTTTCTCTAAAAGTTATCAAAATCAGCTTGGGTTGCTCGTCTAGTTTGTGGTTTGTCAGAACGCAAGGCGACATAATCCGTCTGATAATCCAGTGCCATCCCAATAGAGATGTGTTTTAAATCATCCATAGATAGTCCAGTTTCCTTGCAACAGGACAAGTAGCTTTCTACCGTGAAGATTTCTTCACTCGCTTCATCGGTTTCATCGACTTTTTTCGAGTCGACATTCCTTGATTTAACATCTCCATCAAGACTGGTCCAATCTCCTGAATCGGAAACTCTTCCATCTCCATAAAGAAAACATCAAATGCTTTCACCCGTGGATTGGCTGATTTGGCAAATACCCAAAATAGTCGATGAAAGAAGGTCATATCGAAATCAGAAAGAATGGAGACATCCATATTTTGTGCGGTTAGCTCCCCTCCTTCTTCCAACTGATTAAGTTGGTCTAAAATAGACTTGGCGTTAATCATTTGAAAAAGATCTTGAAAGTAGTCCTTTCCGAATTGTTCTTTATAGGCAATCGGAGTATAAGCATTACTTGCTAGTGGGTAAACTTTCCCACAAATCGTCACCTGTTTTCTCATGTACGACTACCTCCACTTGCGACAGTTGGCTCATATACAGACTTAAACCAATTCTTCTTCACTGTTTCTGGTGTGTCTTCTGTTGTCCGACGACGAACCACCTGATCAAGTGGACGTGGACTGGCTGTGAATTTCAATTCCACTTCATTGATATCACTACCATTCTTGGTTTTTGAGCCTACTGTTGGTCGAGAGGCATAACAGTAATAGAGGACATGAAGTGTCTCCTTCTTATCCCCTTCGAAACGGAACATTAATGCGAAGTTTTTCCGAGTCGCATTGGATGATTCCGTAATCACCTTATTGGTGTCATCTAATGTTTCCCCTAACACTCGAGTTAAGAATTCTTGTGTTAAAAGGGCAACCTTCAAAGTTCCACTATAACCATCATTGGATTCGGTCGTATAAAAGTTGATATTATCCGCTTTATAGGAACCAGAATCTCCTGTTGCTTCAAGTGTCAACTCTGCAGCACCTCTTAATCGTTCAACATTTCCATAGGTTAAGCCTCCGTCACTTCCTTCCGTTGTGACCTCTGCCCAGTGGACATCTTGTAGACCAAACGTGACTTTATTTTTTTCAGCCATATTATCTCCTTTTTAAAATGCAAAATGAAAAGCAACCTGATAAAGTTGCTCGGTATCAATATAAGTTTCAACCTTGTCAAAAAACAAATGTTGCTCCATCAGAAAAGCTTCAATCTTCTCTTCAACATCAAGTTCTTTCTTCCTTGTGTAAAGTTCAAGAATGAATTGCGCGCCCTTATGGTAAACCTGATTGTCTGCCCCAAAGTTTTCTGATTGCGGACTATAATAAACCATAAAAGGCGGACTTGGACTGTGACCTTCTTCGAAGTGATGATAAGCAATCGGAAGATTTAAGGCTTTTAGCTGTTTAAAAAACTCCTTTTCGTTCATAGCTTACCTCTAATTCTCTTCTCCAAAGCTTGAACTGCTTTTTGTTCAACGGGTCCAATATGAGGACGACCGGAGACACGACCACCATTTTGTTTGATATAGCCATTCTCAAGTAGATGAGTTAGGCCTGGTGTCCGATTATGAATCGTTTTCGTTTTACCAGTGGACGTACTACTCATTTCCTTTGAAGTCCACCCTCTCACATAGCGACCACTCCGCTTGGGCGATGTAGACTTTAGAGTCGCAATGGCCTCGTCCGTTACAGCATCAACGGCTTCAACTACCGTCTCTGTTGTTTGATGCAAGTATTCCTCTAGCTCCTTTTCAATAGCCCTACTCAGTTCATCAGCTCTCATGGCTCTTCCTCCACTCGACATTTGACCATTTTCTTTTCAAAAAAAACATGGTCAATTGAAAGAATATTAAATGATTTCCCTTGAAAGATGAGTTGTGTATTGGTGGTATCAAGTGTGGCGACTTCTGAATCATATCTAAGAGTGACTATCAGCTGTAGTTTTCGTTTCGTTTGACCCACTTCAAATATCTCATCACTATTTGCTTGATTCACACTAGCCCACCGTGAAAATAAATCAGTAAACTGACTTGTTTCGTTACCAATATCATCTTGAGTAATCACACGTTTCTTGAAAAGAACTCGCCGGTTTAAAGGGGCAATTTTCATTTAAAACACCTCTTTCCGCAAACCTCCTAATAGATGATAGAGCGTCTCTTTCAAATCATGATGTTTAGCCTCTTCTCGATGCTCGAAAAGATAAGCTACCGCATAGAGCATTGCGGAGCGAATAAGCGGTGTATCCACCAACTCATCCGTTCGCAATACATCTTTACAAAGCTCTTCACTAGTTGCAATCAAGACTTTTATCAAATTATCTTCCTCAGAAGTATCAACGCGTAGATAGATTTTAGCTTCTAAAAGCGTAAGCATATCTTACCCTTTCATGGTCAGCACTTTGACTGCTTCAGGAAGAACCAATTTACCATCCACACGTTGGCTACCCAAGAATCCAACTTGACCACTGGTCGCATACAATTCATTCAGACGCTTAAAGCTACGTCCTTGACGGTCACTAATCCAATAGTGGGAAAAATCCCCAAAAGCAAGAACTTTTTGCCCAGAAGCAATTTCTGGGGCATAGCTTGACGTATAGTATGGTCGATTCAAAATCATATCTGGTACTCCTGCTTGAACAGATGGTTGCCAGATGTAATTTCCGTTGTTGTCCTTCAACTTACGCAGAGCCTTGACAGTAGAATCATTGAGAATCCAAACGGAATTCTTACGGTAAGGTGACTTGAGGGAATGATAGAGATCCATGACATCATCAAACGTAATCGTATTCCCTGCTGTTGTCACTCCTTCAGTAACCGTATGGAAAACACCTGTTGGTTTACCAGAACCATCCCCAATCAGGAATGCCTCTTCTTCTTTTGAACCAATACGGCGAGCAAATTCTTCTGCCATATAAGATTCCAAATCAAAGACAGAGTCGTGAATCAGTTCCTCTGAAATCTTAATGGCAGTTCCTACCTTATACGCACCTAGAGTCACTTGACCAAAAGTTTCTTCACTCTCTGGATAGGCACCATTCTCATCCATCCACGCAGCCGTACCATGACCTGTCACCACTGGAATCTTGCGCTCACCATTTGAGGTCTTGATAATGGTTGCCAAACGACGGAAGAAGTTCTCCTCTTCAAGAGCCTTAATCAAGCGGTTCTCGTATTCATCAGGTACTAAGTAACCACCTTGACCATCATTCCCAATGTTCAAGGTATTATTAACGTCAAAGAAATTCTTTTGACGCACATTTTTCCAGAATGATTGGTTGTAAACAGTTGAAGCCGTACCTGTCTTCTCATCACCACCGGCATTAGTTCGTGGTTGAGAGACAATTGCTGCGCTAGTTGCTTGTGACAGTTCACGCTCAATACGTTCTTGGCGTTCCAAACGGTCAATCTCTTTTCCAAGGTCAACCACTTCTTGTTCCAACTTATCGTAGCGTTCACTATCTTCCTGTGAAATCATGCCCTTTTCATCACGACATGAATCTAAGAAATTCTTGGCTTTATCCCAAGCCTTGGCACGTTTTTCTCGTAGTTCTAAAATTTTGTCCATAGTATAAATGTCCTCCTAGGGTTTTAATAACTGTAGTCGTTTTTCCAAGGTGCTTACTGCAACCTTGGGTTTATCTATCAACTGTTCACACTTGGCGACCACTTGATTGGTTACTGTCTGCATTGAAAATGCATAGGCATCTTGTGGCTCATCATTGTCATGAGTGCCATCGAAGATAATCTGATCCGCAAAACCTAACTCAACTGCTTTCTTTGCATTGAGCCAAGTCTCTCCATCCATGAGGTTTGAGAGTTTCTGACGACTTAGAGATGTCTTAATCTCATAAGCGTTGATAATCGACTCCTTCACTTCATTTAGGAGCTGAATAGCTTTTTCCATCTCACGTTTGTCACCACTCGCAAAAGTGGCCGGATTATGAATCATCATCATAGAGACTGGACTCATGTTTACAATTGTTCCAGCCATGGCAATGACAGATGCTGCACTAGCCGCAATGCCATCAATGTTTACGGTGACTGCTCCTTTATAATCCATTAACATGTTATAAATCTGAGCCGCAGCAAAGACATCTCCACCCGGGCTATTAATCCAAAGCGTGATATCTCCTTGTCCTGAAAGCAGTTCATCTTTAAAGAGTTGAGGAGTTACCTCATCCCCAAACCAAGATTCACTGGCAATCACACCATTTAAAAAGAGGGTTCGTTCCCCCTCATTTTTGACCCAATTCCAAAATTTACGCATCTTTGATAAAACCTCCTGCGTCTTCTAACTTGGTCATGTTGCCATTAACCAAGTAAAGGTCACCACCTTCTTCTTTTGAAAGTGGGTTCATGTCCTCTAAGCGTCTAATATCATTTGTTGACAACCAACCATTTTGACGGCCTATGGCATAGCCATTCATCCGACTCTGGTAGTCCCCTCTTAACAAACTGTCCACATTGAACTTGATAAAGTAAGTCTTCTTCTCATCAGGTAAAAGCAGAGCTTTTTGAAAGGCTTGTTCAAATCGAACTACCCAAGGATCTAGCGTGTACTTCACAAACTCCAAGGACTGTTGTTCGATATTTGAAAAGGAAGATTTCTCCAAGTCACCGACCATATGAGGTGGTATCCGATAGAGTCTTGCAATTTCATTGATTTGAAACTTACGTGTCTCTAAGAACTGGGCTTCATTGGGTGGAATCCCAATAGTCTTATAGCTCATGCCTTCTTCAAGGACAGCAACCTTATGGCTATTGTTTGTGCCTTGATAGACTTGATTCCATGACTCTCTGACCTTACTGGGGTCTTTGAGAATACCAGGATGTTCCAAAACACCCCCGGGATTCGCACCGTTCGCAAAGAATGATGCACCGTACTCTTCAGTCGCCAAGGTCATACCAACGGCATTTTTTGCCATAGCAATCGGTGAATAACCAATTAGACCATCAAAGCCAAGGCCAGGTACATGAAGCACTTCACTCTTCTTGAGAATGATATTGCCCTTGTCTTTAAAGTTCGGGTTGTCCTCTTCACTACGTTGATACACATAGTAGAGTTCACCCTTATCATCACGCTTGACGGTCATCCTATCTGGCAACAAGGGATACAAGGCTAAGACCTGCCCTCTTCCATCACGAATAATCTGAGCATAAGCATTGCCCCAAATCAAGAGGTGACTCATGAGTGTCTCACGAAAGACAAAGGAAGTCATGTCTGGATTGGGTTCGTCATGAAGTAAGTAATAAAGCTGATGATTAACATCTTGTTCCTTGCCTTCATCCGTATGCTTGTAAACATGAATGGGGAGACTGGCAATCGCCTCAGCTAAAATTCGCACACAGGCATAGACTGCCGTGGTTTGAAGAGCCGTCATTTCATTGACGTTCTTCCCTGATGTGGTTCGTCCAAAGAGGTATGAAAAATCCGACCCCTCATATGAATTGGTCGGTTTGTCTCTTGCCCTCTTTAAGCCTATCAATTCTAAGATTCCCATAAAACCTCCTTCTAAAAACTCAAAATTCCTCGTTGGTCGTAAATGCTGCCGTCATCACCTTTGTGACGGATACAACGGTCTAATCCCATAATCAATGCCACAATGCCATCAATCTTATCGACCGATTTTTCTTTGTCTGGCTTGATATTGCCAGCTGGATCTTGTCGCATAACCACGTTTTGAGCCATCCATTTTAAAACTGGATGTCCACCGTGTGTGACTCTGCCCTCCATCATGAGTTTGTAGAGTTCCTTAGATGGTGGTGACATATCCTTATACCCTTGACCAAATGGCACAACAGTTAACCCCATGTCTTCCAAGTTCTGAACCATCTGTGTCGCATTCCAACGGTCGTAGGCTATTTCTTTGATGTTGAACTTAGTCGATAAATCCTCGATAAAACGCTCAATAAAGCCATAATGCACCACATTACCTTCGGTTGTTTTGAGATAACCTTGGCGTTCCCAAACATCATAAAGAACATGGTCACGCCTACACCTCAAAGGTAGCGTTTCTTCTGGCAACCAAAAGTAGGGTAGCACAATGTAGGATTCCTCTTCCGTCCGTGGTGGGAATACTAAAACGAAGGCTGTGATATCAGATGTACTGGATAAGTCAAGTCCTGCGTAGCACTCTCTTCCTAAAAGACTGGTTTCGTCAATTGGAAGATTACCTTTGTCATAGACATGTTCCGCAATCCACGTTACGGTTGAACTGGTCCACATATTTAGTCGAAGCTGCTTAAAGACATTTTCTTCAGCTGGATTATCGATGGCATTTCGATAGGCCTCACGCACTCGGTCAATCTGTATGGTGTGACCCAGTGAGGGATTTGCCTTATACCAATTTTCTTCATCCTGCCAATCCTCATCGTTAGCTAGGCCATAAACGACTGGATAGAAAGTTTCATCTTTCTTTCGTCCAGATAAGATGTCTAGTGCCTTTGTATGAAGTTCATAACAGATAGAGTTTCTGTCAGTTCCTGCGGTAGTGATGATAAAGAACAGAGGTTGTTCACGCGCATCACCAGAACCTTTGGTAAGAACATCATAGAGATGGCGGTTGGGTTGAGCATGGATTTCATCAAAGACAAGTCCTGATACATTAAGTCCATGCTTTGTCCCAGTCTCCGCAGATAGCACTTGGTAAAAACCTGCATTGTTGTAATTGACAATGCGTTTAGTTGCACCCATGATTTTGGAGCGTTTGTTTAGTGGGTTTGACATTCCAACCATTTGTTTGGCAACATCAAATACAATGGAAGCTTGGTTTCTATCACAAGCAGCACCGTAAACTTCAGCACTGGCTTCACCATCCGCATATAAAAGATAGAGGGCAATCGCAGCTGCGAGTTCACTCTTACCATTTTTCTTTGGAATCTCTACATAAGCGGAGAGAAACTGTCTGTTTCCATCCTCTTTCACAATTCCAAACAAGTCACGAATAATCTGTTCCTGCCATGGTAAGAGTAAAAAGGGCTTGCCTGCCCACTTCCCTTTTGTGTGTTTCAGATTTTGGATAAAGGCTACTGCCCTATCCGCCTTCTTCTCATCGTAGTGTGAGGTAGGCAACATAAAAGGGCTTGGTTTATAATGATAAGTCATTCTATATCTCCGAGAGTAGTCGTTCCATTTCATCTTGTTCACCATCACTACTATCAGCCTGTATTCGACTTCTTGCAGAAGGGGTTAGACCAAATTGCTCAGAGAACTTGAGCATGATTTTCATATTTGTTTGAGCAATGGAAACTTGTGGAACCTGCTGTAGATAGCCATTCGGTGTTTTGATGATAGAGCCATGTTTTGTCAGGAACTCTTCTGCCTCTTTCCATCTAGCATAGGCTTGGCAGTATCCTGCAAAAGCCGTCATATCCATATCTGTCAAAAGACCCATAGACTCGAGCACCTTGCTCATGCGTTTCCATTCTTTCTTGGCATCCTCTTCTAACCACGATGGGCATCGAGGAGCTTTCTTAGTTGGTTTAGGTTCTTTATGGTTGAGAGGACGCTTACCTGGGTTACCCTCAAGAACTTTTAAACCAGTTGGTTTTGGTTTACGTCCACGTTGTGACAGGCTGCTCACCTCCTATCTTCTATTTTTCTGACACGCAAAAAGGCCTCTTGCGAGACCCTTTCGGTTTATTGTAATTGTTCAAATGTCATGTTCTACTCTACTCGAGTTATTCTATCCACACCATAGACGACACTCAGACTACTGCCATTATCCCAATGAACTAAAACTGAAGCTAGGTCATCGTGTCCATAGACAGTTCCAAGCATTCCAATAGGTGGTGGAAATGGATCATCCATTTCAAGAAGTTTTACTCGACAACCTACTGGGTATAGACATTGAACTCTTTCTTTTGTACTAATGTTTATAAGTTCCTTCCTTTCTTTTGGTAGCTGTATATTACCATTAGTACCAAAGATTATCCAGTAATCAGCTAAGATTTTGGCAAGAAAGAATAGCTTTTCCAATCGCATAAACGACGTTTACTGTTACCCCATTACCTGCTTGTTTGTAGAGTTGGGCATCAGAGTTTACGGCTTGAGCTTTCTCAAAGAGGTCATCGGTGAACCCTTGAAGTCTAAAACACTCACGAGGTGTCAACCGTCTGATTTTAACCATTCGACCATTCCAGACTACTGCTCCCATTTGACCGCTACAAGAGAGGTTATGAGCAATACCTTTACCAACTCTAGCTCGCCTTGTTTGAGAAGCTGGATAAGATAGGTCAACTGAATCACCGAGTTCTGCCACTTGGGAGCCTTGCTTTGTTCCATTACGAACCTTTATTCCTTCAAGGACTCCATGTCGGTCTTGTGAGGTTAAAGTAAACATAGGCTCACCGTCGTCTTTAAGTCGTCTACCATTTTGACGTTTGTTTACTCGTTCTGGGGTTAAGATAGGCTGAACCTCCAACACACCTGAGTTCATCGCTGTCCTCTTAGTAGAACCTGCCGTGTAACGGGCAGTGATGCAACGTGCTTGGTCTGTTACCTTTGGCTTAGTTATGGATTGGTCAATCAAGTAAAGCCCTGTTTTTGCTCCAACACCGCCACCAGTGCCAACCAAAGTTGTGGAAATACCGTCTGTATCATAGACACGATAGGACTGCATACCACCTACAAGTTGCTTAAGATTGCCACTGCTTTCTGGCTGGAGAGGTAATACTTGTCGTCGACCTCTGCTTCTAAGATGTCCGATAGTGTAGACACGTTCTCTGTTTTGGGGAACTCCGTAATCTTTGGAATTGAACACTTGCCATTCAAGGTCGTACCCTGCTTCGTCCAGTTCAAGGAGATAGTCGAGAAAATCGACTCCTCTGCGACTTGATAAAAGTCCCTTAACATTCTCAAGGATGAGCCACTCGGGCTTATCTTCTTCACTTTGGCTCTTGAGGAGGTCAACGAGTGTAAAAAAGAGTCCACTTCTTTCAGCTCGTAGTCCAGCTCGCTTTCCTGCGATAGACACATTTTGGCAAGGACTTCCCGCAGTCCATATATCTGCATTTGGAATGTCAGCTGCCTTGAGTGTTGTAATGTCATCTCTAAACCATTCTCCTTCCGTATCATACATAGCTTGGTAACTCTTCACCGCAAACTTGTCCTTTTCGCAATAACCAATGCAGATCATGCCAGCTAACTCAAGTCCACGTCTAAATCCTCCAATACCTGCGAAGAAATCAATAAAAGTCAATTGGGTCATACTGTCACCTCAACTAACTCTGAGTATTTGATTTCCATACCATCTCGCACAACTTTGATTGATTGGTCACCAGTTGCCTCATAGTAACGTTTCACAATCACATCCACAAACTTTTCATCCAATTCAATACCATAACAAATCCGACCTGTTTCTTCACAAGCCATCAGTGTTGACCCACTTCCAAGGAAAGGATCAAGGACTAATGTTCCACGCATAGATGAGTTTTGAATGGGATAAGCCATCAATTGGACTGGTTTCATGGTTGGATGGTCTTTACTGGACTTAGGTCGGTCATACTCCCAGATAGTTGTTTGTTTACGGTCAGAGAACCATTGGTGTTTCCCTTTGTTCTTCCAACCAAAGAGACAAGGTTCATGTTGCCACTGATAAGGGCTGCGACCAAGAACAAGTGAGTTCTTTTTCCAGATGCAGCATCCACTCAAGTAAAAGCCTGCATCCTTAAACGCCTTACGGAAGTTATACCCTTCTGTATCAGCATGAAATATATAGATAGAGGCATCCGACTCCATATGCGCTTCAACCTGAGTAAACATATCATAAAGGAACTGGTAAAAATCAGAATCACTCATATTGTCGTTCTTAATTTTTCCTGCAGTCTCTTCCACATTGACATTATATGGTGGATCAGTCAGAACAAGATTGGCCTTTTTCTCCCCTAGCAGTTTGTCATAGGTTTCTCCTTTTGTAGAGTCGCCACATATCACTCGGTGTTTACCGAGCAACCAAATATCTCCTTGTTGTGCGATAGTCGGTTTCTTCAACTCTTCTTCCACATCAAAGTCATCTTCCTCGATGTCCTTGTCGTGTACTTTAGAAAATAGTTGGTCAATCTCAGGAAACTCAAAACCAGTTAGGTCTGTATCAAAGTCTGCCTCTTGTAAATCTAATATCAAATCCACAAGCAATTCTTCATTCCAGCTACCAGTGATTTTATTAAGGGCAACGTTCAGTGCCTTAACTTTGTTTTCATCTTCAATATGGACTTGAACGCACTGTACTTCTTTAAAGCCCAAGTCCTTTAAGACCGTCAGTCGTTGATGACCTCCAATGATAGTCATATCATAGTTGACAATGATAGGTTCGACATAACCAAACTCTTGAATCGACCGTTTGATTTTTTCGTATTCCTTGTCGCCCTTTTTGAGAGCCTTCCTTGGGTTATAGCTAGCTGGATTAAGTTGGTCAACTGTTAATGTTAACCACGTCATACTTTCTTTCGTCATCATGTCCTCCGTGATGTTCTTGCGCAGGTTCTGCTACAAAATTTTCTTGTAGGGCTACCATAAGCTGTGAAGGTCTTACCGCACAGTTCACAAACATGGCTATCCGCTTTTTCAGGATGTTTCTTTATCCAATTTTTTCTTCGGCAACTAGTGGAGCAGAACTGTTTAGTTCTTCCTTTACGAGGTTGCTTAATGGGTTTCAAACATTCTTTGCACAATTGTCCATTTCTTTGTCCGTCAGAAATCATAGCCACTACTGCCTGACCATAACCCTTTAGATGAGGGTTAGCACTGCAGTAGCGTTTGACTGCCGTCAGACTGAGGTCAAGCAAGTTTGCGATTTTGCGATAGCCCAGACCCTCGTTTCTCATTTTCCACACTTGTTTTGCTTTAAAATCGTTCATTTTAACCTCCTTTAGTTAGCTTTTATCCCAGTTTTTGGGTAAAAATAAACGACAAGATTTAATGAAAAACCTTGTCGTAGATAATATTTGGGGTCAGTAAAAATCTATTTTTGTGTACCCCCTTTTAAATTTTGCGACTTTTCACGTTTGAGGGGGCGCCGGTCTTTTAACCAAGCGGTTTGTAGAGATTTTATCCCCCCTAGGGGTCAGTATTTATAAACTTGATACCTGTCTGCCGTCATAGTTTTTCGATCATGACAGGACTTGCATAGAGCTTGCCAGTTGTTCTCATTCCAGAAGAGTGTTTCATCACCTCGGTGTGGTGTCACATGGTCAACGACAACAGCCTTGGTGTAAATGTTCTTCTTCAAGCAGTGCTCACACAGTGGATGCTTGCGAAGGAAACGAGTCCTTGCCTTGTTCCACTTGGAGGTGTAACCTTTCTCACTGGTTGACTTAACATCACGGATGTGTTCCTTAGCGTGTTCGTCGCAGTACTGTTTTCCATGAGGAACGAGATACTTGCAATTGTTATGCTTGCAAGGTTGGTTAGGTCGTCTTGGCATTTACCCACCTACACTTCCCACGGTAAGTCTGCCTTGCCGAAGTGACCATAACAAGTGGTCTTGGTGTAATCCACGTTCAGCAAGTCCAGCTCCTTAATAATTCCTTGAGGTGTTAAGTCATAGCGGACACGAATCATCTCAACAATACTCTCATCTGAGTATTCACTTGTTCCAAAGGTATTCACATAAATAGACACAGGTTCTTTCTTACCAATGGCATAAGCTATTTGAACCTCACAACGTTTAGCAATCTTTTCTCGGACAAGGTCACAAGCAATCTTTCTAGCCATGTATGCACCAGAACGGTCAACCTTGCTTGGGTCTTTCCCTGAGAAAGCACCGCCACCGTGGCGACAAGCACCACCGTAGGTATCCGCAATAATCTTTCGACCAGTTACTCCTGCATCCGCAAAGCTACCACCCAGAACGAAACGACCAGTAGGATTGACTAGCATCTTAAAGTCGGTATTGAGTTTATAGTCCTTAGCGACTTCAAGCATGACATGACTAACAATTCCAGTTACCGTGGCAAGACTTGCTTCCTCCTTATGTTGGGTGGAAATCAAAAAGGTATCGATTCGCTTCTTATCGTAGTCGTAAGAGACTTGAGCCTTAGCATCTAAACCGAGTAAAGAATGATCGAGGTCTTTCAACTTCAATAGAGCCTTGGTTGCCAGAACATAAGGTAATGGCAGAAACTCCTTTGTTTCATTAGTTGCATATCCGAACATCAAACCTTGGTCACCTGCACCACCGCTATCAACACCTTGTGCAATATCACTGGACTGTTTTCCTATCAAATCAATCAGATTGAACTTCAACATTCCCAACGGTTCAAGTACAGACTTCACAATAGCCATAGTGTCATAGTGATGATTGGTAGTGACTTCACCTGCAACGATAACCTTGTCATCCTTGATTAAGGTTTCAACAGCTACTCGGCTTGCTTTGTCATGCTTTAGACAGTCAGTCAAAATAGCATCTGAAATCTGATCACAAATCTTATCTGGGTGTCCCATAGATACTTGTTCACTGGTAAAAATCATGTTTTCCTCCACGAAAAAAGGCAACCCTTTCTTGGGCTACCCTTTGGTTTTATTTGGCTTGTCTTCCTGCCTCGTAGGCTTGTTCAAGCATCTCTTTCAATGCCCAAACGCTAATGTCGTAAAAATCTAGTCTATCGCTGTTCCTTGTTTCCAAGGTTTCTGCTCCAATGCGTTCCTTTGCGATGTTGGTTAAAATTTCTTCTTTGGTCATGGTGTTGACCTCCTCTTGTTTTTGTATCTGTATATTACCGTACAAACCAAGGAATAGCCAGTCATAACTGGAGAATTCTTTACACTTTTCGACATCTTAAGTATAGCACAGGTCTAGGTTGAAAATCAGTACCAAATCGGTACAACTTTGGTACAAATTTAGTACGAATTCAGTACCAATTTAGTACAAACTGTAAAAGCTAGATAGGAATATGATAATCCTCCACCCTGAGTTCAAGACTTTTAGACATCCAGTGATAACATTTCCGTATCTGTTTGAGAATCTTACGTCTGCGATAAGCAAGGGTTGAATGACTCATTTGATAAGCCTCCTCTAGCTCTGTCCAACTCTTTCCTAAGTAAATTAAATCTGCAGCCAGAGGCTTTAAATCATCTGGCAACAAGTCCATGACAAGTTCAAAGTACTCAAGGTCAACTTTTAAGCAATAATAGGTATTAAGCAAACTACTCAAATACTCTTGATTTTCTTGTTCTTGCTTTTCCCTGAAGCTAAGAGCAATCAGCTCACTCCGATCATAGGTCTTGGTTTTGCTCACTTTCTCTTGCTCATTTTTTTCAAAGACAAGAGATTGAATGACACTCTCCTCTGAAATGGGGCAATAGTTTAACAGTTTATTTTGGACCAAACTCAATTTGATTTTCATATCACGGTAATGCTTAGCAATATATTCCACTTTATCCGTCATAGGTATCCTCCTACCTGTGCTTTCACCGCCTTAATAAGTCGCTCCTGAGCATCATCCTTATCGGCCAGAGCTTTTAAAATGTCTTCGTCAATCGTACCTTCAGTAACAATGTGTTGAATCACAACAGTTCCTGAACGCTGCCCTTGTCGCCACAAGCGAGCATTGGTCTGTTGGTAGAGTTCTAATGACCATGGTAAGCTGAACCAAACTAAGTGATGTCCACCTCTTTGAAGGTTGAGTCCATGACCACTACTGGCTGGATGAATGAGTCCAACCGTAATCTTGCCAGCATTCCAGTCACGAATATCTGATTCCTCTTTGAGGGGTTTGAAATTGACCTTTAATTTTTCCAGTTGCTCAACAATCCGCTCGTAGTCATGTTTAAACCAGTATGCCAATAAGAGTGGCTCACCATTAGCTGCTTCAACAATATCCTCAAGAGCATCTAACTTTTGATTATGGATAGTCACTGCCTCCTTGTTATCAGAGTAAACTGCACCATTTGACATCTGACAGAGTTTTTGAGAAAGACTTGCAGCACTCGAAGCTGTAATGTCATCATCCTCCAAGTAAGGGAGTACCATGTCACGACTCATGGATTTATAAACCTTGGTTTCTTTGTCTGTCATTTTAACAAGGTAGCGCGTGGTGATTAACTCTGGCATATCCAAATAGTCTAAGGCTTTCATGGAAATGGTGATATCAGAGATTTTGTCATAAATTTGTGCTTCCGCAAAATCCATAGGGATATACTCATAGACCACATGACCTTGACCATATCCCTCACGGAAGTAGCGATTGCGGTACTCCGTAATGAAATAGCCCAAACGCTCCCCACCATCAATGACCTTGAACTCTGCGAATAAGTCCATCAAGCCATTAGAACTTGGTGTTCCTGTTAGTCCTACGACACGTTTCATAAATGGACGCATGATCATGAATGCCTTGAATCGCTTGCTCTTCCAAGACTTGAACGAACTCAATTCATCAATCACTACCATGTCCCATTTGAAGTAGGGGTGGCATTGTTCTACCAACCACGGAAGGTTTTCTCGATTAACAATATAGATATCCGCATCAGTTTGAAGTGCCTCAAGCCGTTGTTTGGGTGTGCCGATAATTTTTGAATAGCGTAAGTGTTTCAACTCAGCCCATTGCTCAATCTCATCACTCCAGACTGTGCTTGCGACTCGAAGTGGGGCAATAACCAAGACCTTTGTCACCTCAAAGCGGTCGTAGATTAGCTCATCTATCGCTGAGAGGGTTGTTGCCGTTTTCCCCATCCCCATGTCTAGGATGACTGCTGCATTTGGATGGTCAATGATGAAGTCTTTGGCGACTTCTTGATATTCATGTAGACTCAATTGCATCTAACATTCCTCCAATCTGTTCTAACCCATCGAGGACATAGACGGTGAAGCCTAACCTCTTGAGTAGCTTATGCCTTGATATCTGTAAGGCTCGTGGTTTACCTTTAGGTCGCTTCACTTCCACCATGCCAAACTTCCCATCAGGGAGAAAGACGAGCCTATCTGGCACACCAGCAAAACTTGGAGACACCCACTTTGGACAAATCCCACCACGTTTTTTGACTTGGTTCACCAATTCCTGTTCAATTGTTTTTTCTAGCATTCTTTTACCTCTTCAAAATAGTATGTAGGTCTAAGGCACTCATTTCCTAAACTTTCCCTATAGGCTTTTTTATATAGAATTTTTTACTATAGAGACTTTTAGAAAAGACCATAATAGACCTACACTAAATCTAAAAATGCTGGTCATGTTGCTTAATACAAATAACTTTTTTTGTCATGAGTACATAAAACTTTGATAATAGACTCCAATGACCAGCACTAACATTTTTTCACTCTCCCTTTGATGTGTAAGTCGAGTTCTTTTGATGTCAGTCAAATTTTGACTCAATCTAAGAAGTCATTGTCATCATCAGTCAGTTTCAGACCAATAATCAGATTTCCTTTACTGGTTCGCTTGCGAGTGTATCCTGCTTGTGTAAGGGCTGCGTAGAAATCTGTCGTGCTACGGGTGTACTCCATATTTTTAAGACAATAAGCCCGATACTGTGAATAGAGTTCCCCAGACTTCTCCGTGTAACTATCGTCAATTTCACAACACTCATTTAAGAAATGACCTAGCCAATCGTTAGCTTCACGATAGGCTTTGACAGACTTCGATACTGCAGCTGGTACAGTAGTTTTAAAATTAGCTTGAATGGCTTTATGCGCACCTTCAATAATCCACGACAAAATAGCTGGAGCCGCATTATCGTACAAGTAATCCGCAAAGTTTTTGATGTCTGACCTTGCAGTGATTTTGGCATTAAAAGGTACAACAACCAACCGACGCCAAGTGCCATCATCATTTGCACCAACTTTTGGGAGATGATTGGTGTATAGCACTAACGTGTGAGAAGGAACAAAATGGAACGGGTCCTTATACTTCTTCTCCGCTTGAATTTCATCAGTTGATGTAATTTGTTTAACTACGGCAGTATTAAGGCGCATACCTTCAGCCATCTCAGAGGCAATAACTAGTCGCTTTCCTTTTAACTCCGCAAGCTCAGGGCTTACGTTTCGTCGATTGGACATGGTAAGTGCATCCGCAGATAACTTTCCTGAGTAGCTTCCAAGTACACGAGCGATAGTATTCCAGAAGGTAGACTTGCCATTCGCACCACCACCGTAAGCAATAATCATATGTTCTTGATAAACTTTACCAATGGCTGCCATCCCAATAATCTGTTGGACATAATCAATTAACTCTTGATCCCCACAGAAGAAAGTTTCCAGTGTTTCCTGCCATAAGCCTTGACCTTTATCACTAGGAGATATTGAAGTCATTTTGGTGATATAGTCTTGAGGATTATGAGATTGTTGACCATTTAGTCCTTTTCGCAAATCAAAGGTGGATTCAGGAGTATTCAACAACATGTCGTCACTATCTAATTCATATAATTCAACAGTAAGCATTGGCTTGGCGGTATTGTAGACTGCCATTAAATTCTTATAATCACGGTGTTTCATGACAAATTTGTGAAACTCTTTAGCAGCAAGATAGGCTTTGAAATACTTCAATTGAAGAGGTGTCTGAATAGACTTTTCAAGACGTTTGCCTCCAGCCTTCACAAGTAATTCATCGATACCAGTTGACATAAGACTCTTTTCTGTTGTCACCAAGGTCTTTTCCGCCTCAGCTAGTTGTTCATCAGTAAAACTGACCACAGCTCCTAGAGCCAACTGCTTATTCTCACGCCAATGCGTTCCATCGTAATAGAGATAATCTGTCGCATTGGTATAAGCTAATTTGTCACAATACTCACGAGCCATTACTCCTGCTTCACCGACATCGGAGTAGTCATCTGGTCTCAGTGTTTCTCGATTAAACTGTTCTGGTGAAACATAATCTTCAGAACTTTTAATGGTTTTATTGTAAAAACGTACTGCACTTCCCCAGATGGTATCTAACTCCGCTTTATCCAACGGTGGTTCACACTTTTCAGCTTGTTCATCAAATCCTGCTCTAGCTTCTTGAGTAACACCGAGTCGTTTAAGAATTTTTGCCGCAAACACGGACATGGTGTTATTGCGACTACCTTGGGTAATCGGCCCAGTCGGTGGTTTGTAGAGGTCTGCATCAAAATCCTCTTCTTCATCAACAGAACCATTAGATAAGATGTCATCAATGGTTAGCCATGAATCATGCCAAACAACTTCTGCTTGCGGATTCCCAAAGAAGAACCGCGCTGCATCCTTGGCGTTAACATCAAAGAAACCATATCGGTTGACTAGTTCCTCCTTGAGTGCCACATAGACTTGAGAATCAGTGATTGATTCAATAGGAAAATAGATGTGAAATTTTGGCCGTGCTGCCTTTGTTCCTTTAATAAGCATATGATTACGACTAGTTGCCAAGGCAAACTGGTAATCATCAAAAAGTTCTTCCAGCATCTCTGCCGTAACCCACTCATCTGGATTTTCTGTGTGGTCATTATCAATATCCATGACCACAACATCCGATTGAAGAAAGTTTGTGGTGGAGCGCATGTTGTTTTGATATCTCGCAGTTACATGGTCAAACTGGACTGCTTGGATTAAAGTCTGTTCATCAGTCACAATGACTTGATTTGGGTAGACTGTGGTTGTCTGGTTTCCAGTCTGTCCAGAGGTAAATAATGTTAATTGCATTTGATTCCTCCATTTTTAGTTATGGTTTGAGAGTTTCCCCTCCTACCTTACTAAGTAGAGTTGGTGACAGATTTTCCGCTCAAATCGATAATTTTTTCAAAAAAATAATCTTCCTTTATATACCGAGGAAGATTATTTTTTGTCTTAGGTGATAAGTTGTGCTGAATAAAATTTTTTTGTCCAAAAAGCGGAAAAATTATCCTCACGGTTACTTAGTAAGGTGTAAGGGATAAAAAAACCGCTGAAATAAAAAAATTTGAAAAAGTTGCTTCAAAAGCGGAAAAACTCCTCTCAATCTTACTTAGTAAGGTAGAGAGAGGTTCTCTTAGAAAAACAGAGGAGGTCACAGAAATGACTGACAAACCAACAACTGTCACCCATGACGAAGATTTGGCTGATACCTTAATCGCCATCAGCGTCATCTCAAAACGACTCGCTACTAAAATCAAGGAGGATGACAACCATGAGTCAAATGAAAAAAATTGCTAGTCTGCTTTCAGAGTTAGAACAGAACAACCGCAACATTCTGGAAATCACAGAACGTAATCAAGCCATCCGTTTTGAAATTCAAGACCTGCTTAGTCCGAAAGAAACTAAGGTAGAAGATAAACAACCTGCTCCTACCTTTACTAAGGAAGATGTTCGTAAGGTCTTAGCCACTAAAGCAAAAGACGGCTTTAAAAATGAAGTCAAAGCCCTTCTGAAAGCCTACGGTGCGGAATCCCTATCTACCTTAGATGAGAAACACTACGGTGCTGTTATGGAAGAGGCTGGAGGTATTGGTCATGGCTAGCCACGCTCTACTCTCTGCATCTTCTGCCAGTAGGTGGATAGCTTGTCCACCTAGTGTGCGACTAACAGAAGACATCCCTAATCAGACAAGTACCTTTGCTCAAGAAGGAACAGACGCCCACGAGCTATGTGCCTATCTTGTGGAGAAGGCACTCGGTAGAAAGGCGCGTGACCCAACTGCGAGGCTGGAATACTACTCTGAGGAAATGCAGGAATGCGCAGAAGAATATCGCAACTATGTCTTAGGGCAAATTGAAATTACCAAGTCACGTTCGCCAGACCCACTGGTTTTAATTGAGCAACGTCTCAACTTTGCCAGATGGGTGCCCGACGGTTTTGGCACAGGAGACTGTGTGATTGTCGCAGATGGACTTTTACAGGTGATTGACTACAAGCACGGTTTAGGTGTTCTTGTCTCAGCTGAACATAACGCACAGATGATGTGCTACGCTTTGGGTGCTTTAGATATGTTTGAAGAACTCTATGACGTTGAGACCATCACCATGACCATCTTCCAACCTAGACGTAGCAACATTTCAACTTTTGAAATGACTAAAGATGAACTCCTAGATTGGGCTGAGAAGGAACTTGCTCCAAAGGCACAACTTGCCTATGAAGGACAAGGAGAAATGCAGTCTGGCAAGCATTGTCAGTTCTGCAAACTCAAAGCAGTCTGCCGTAAGCGAGCAGAGGACAATCTAGCTCTCGCTAGAATGGAATTCGCAGACCCTAGCACACTTGACGCACAAGACATCGCTGAGATTCTGCCTAAGATTGACCAACTCACCAGCTGGGCAAATGATGTCAAAGCCTATGCTTTTGAAGAAGCAAAAGCTGGACGCACCATACCGGGATATAAACTGGTCGAGGGTCGTTCCACTCGTAAATTCACCGATGAAAGTAAGGTTGCTCAAGCTGTCCTTGACATTGGACTTGACCCTTATGAGAAGAAACTTCTAACCATCACTGCCATGACTAAACTCCTAGGCAAGAAACAATTCAATGACCTACTTGGTGGTCTTATCTTCAAACCAAGCGGTAAACCACAACTCGTTCCAATTGACGACAGTCGTCAAGAAATGAACCTAGCTACAAATGATTTTAAAGAGGATTAAACTTATGACAATAAATGCACTAACTACAAAAGTAATCACTGGTCCAAATACACGCTTCAGCTACTTGAATGCCAACGAACCGAAATCAATCAATGGTGGTATGCCTAAGTATAGCGTGTCACTTATCATTCCAAAAGATGATACAGCTACAATTGATAAAATCCACGCAGCTATCGAACTTGCCTATAAAGAGGGTGAGGCTAAACTCAAAGGCAATGGGAAGACCGTTCCTGCTCTCTCAGTAATCAAGACCCCACTACGTGATGGTGACTTGGAGCGTCCAGATGATGCAGCATACCAAAATGCCTACTTCGTCAATGCCAATTCCCCACACAAGCCTGGGGTAGTAGATGCCAACCGCCAAGAAATCATTGATACCGCAGAACTCTACTCTGGTATCTATGGTCGTGCATCCATCTCCTTCTACGCCTTCAACTCCAATGGTAATAAGGGGATTGCTTGTGGGTTGAACAACCTTCAAAAGTTGCGTGACGGTGAGCCACTCGGTGGACGTACTCGTGCTGAAGACGACTTTGCGACTGAAGACAATGATGATTTTTTGAACTAATTTAGCTTAGTGGGTGGAACTCACTTCCCACCTACTATTTCATTTTAAAAGAGGTAAACAATGACAACAATAAATAACTTGATAAATTTGATCTCCGAAGCAACAGTTGCGACTATCTTATTTTCTATCTGGGCTTACGCTTGGATTACCTTCGTTAAATGGTTTGTGGATATTTCTAAAATGGCATTACATCATTTATTTCCAAATGTGAAATGGTTTAAATAATAAAGAGGAGGAAAAAAGAATGACCGAATACGAACACTTTATGTTGCAGATGTGCTTTAGCATGTTACTCGGCTACACCTGCGGTATGTTGCTCACCATTATCACGGACACAATTGGCAACATTAAAGAAAGACGAAAATCACGAAAAAATAAATCTCATAAATAATAACTTGGGTGGTGGTTTATATCATCGCCCTTATTTTGGAGGAATATACCTATGAAAGAACTATCCATTGATATTGAAACCTACTCAGAAGTTGATTTGCGAAAGTCAGGTGTCTATCGCTACGCAGAAGATGATACTTTTGAAATCTTACTTGTTGCGATTTCTGTCGACAATGGCTCCGTAACAGTTTATGATTTAACTAAGGAAGACTTACCTAAAGATATCATTGATGCCATTGTATCTGATAGTATTATCAAGTGGGCTTACAATGCCAACTTTGAACGTGTCTGTTTTTCTAATTGGCTAAAGAAACAACAGCCAAGGTTAATGACTGAAAATTTCCTATCACCTACCTCTTGGAGATGCAGCATGATTTGGGCAGCCTATATGGGATTACCTTTGTCTCTTGAAGGAGTTGGAAGTGTCCTTGGTTTAGATAAACAAAAACTGACTTCAGGAAAAGACCTAATTCGCTACTTCTGCTTACCCTGTCCGCCTACTAAAGTCAATGGAGGTAGGAGCCGTAACTTTCCTCATCACGCACTAGATAAATGGAGTGATTTCATCCTATATAATAAACGTGATGTGGAGGTTGAGTTAGCTATCAAGGATAAACTAAAGAAATTTCCTGTTCCTGACTTTATTTGGGAGGAATACCATCAAGACCAAATCATCAACGACAGAGGTATCAAGATTGATAAAGCCTTTGTCGAAGCTGCACTTGAGATTGACCGAGTGAGTAAAGACAACATCCAAGCGGAACTCAAAGAACTGACTTGTTTAGATAATCCAAACTCTGTTCAACAGATGATTGGTTGGCTTCGTGACAACGGTGTCACGACTGATTCACTTGATAAAAAAGCAGTTAATAAACTTTTAAAATCCGTCGATGAAACGACTGCTAGGGTGCTCAAACTCCGTCAGAAGGCAACCAAATCAAGTGTGTCTAAATACCAAGCCATGATGAACTGCATCTGTAAGGACGGACGTGCAAGAGGAATGTTTCAGTTCTACGGAGCAAACCGAACTGGACGTTGGGCTGGCCGATTGGTTCAACTTCAAAACCTACCCCAGAACCATTTGAGTGACCTAGAGGAAGCAAGAACACTCTTTAAAATTGGAGACCTAGAAACAGTTGAATTACTCTATGATACACAAGACACCCTTTCACAGTTAATCCGTACAGCTTTCATTCCTGATGAAGATCTGACATTCATTGTCTGCGACTTTTCTGCTATTGAAGCGCGTGTGCTCTCCCACCTTGCAGGTGAGACTTGGCGCAGTAAAGTATTTGAGCGTGGCGAAGATATCTACTGTGCCAGCGCCAGCAAAATGTTTCATGTACCTGTAGAGAAACACGGAGTCAATAGTCACTTGCGACAGAAAGGAAAAATCGCAGAGTTGGCTCTTGGTTATGGCGGATCAGTCGGTGCGTTAAAAGCAATGGGTGCTCTTGATATGGGATTGAAAGAGGATGAACTCCAACCTCTTGTGGATGCCTGGAGACAATCAAACCCCAATATAGTTCTGTTCTGGTGGGATGTGGACAAAGCAGTAAAAACAGCCGTTAAACAAAGAAACAAGACTTCCACCCATGGAATTACCTTTGAGGTAAAGAGCAGCTTGTTATTCATTACCTTACCGTCTGGTCGTCAATTATCCTATGTCAAACCTAAAATGCGGGAGAACCAATTTGGTGGTGAATCAGTTACATACGAGGGAATTACAACAGGTAAGAAATGGGATCGCATTGAAAGCTATGGTCCAAAATTTGTAGAGAATATTGTCCAGGCCATAAGTCGCGATTTATTAGCATATGCTATGCGATTGTTAGGCAATGAAAAGATTGTCGGTCACGTTCATGATGAAGTCATCCTTGAAGCTAAATCAAGCCAGATGGTTGGTGAAATTTCTGCTTTAATGGCAAATACTCCAGCTTGGATAAACGATATTAACCTTAGGGCTGATGGATATGAATGTCAGTTTTACCAAAAAGACTAAAAAAGACCGCTACTTCATTTTTGAAATAGCGGTCTTAAAAAATTACGAATTTAACTTTTTGTAGGTTTCTTTAGCTAATGCATGGGCTGTATTGATGACTTCGTATCCACGACTCTTGCCTAGACCCAGTTTTTCAATGATTTCTTTCTTACTAATATAAATATTAGCATAAATCAATCTAAGAACTTTACCACACTGGGCATCCATTCTCTCAACCTCAGAAATTAGTTCATCTAACGATGCCATCAAGAACAATTTCTCAACATCTGATTCTGAGATAGCAGGATCAAATCCAGTCACTTCATCATTTTCGTCATACATATCTTCATAGAATTGGTCTAGCGAAAGAGCTGTATTCTTCATTTTTTTGTAACGACTGAGGTAGTCATTTACTTCAATATTGAATACTTTCATCATATTCTCAAATTCCTCTGCCGGAACTACTGTAAATGCAACGATGACTGGATGTCCACCAAACTTCCAAGTTTTAAAGTTGTTGGTATTCATCTGATTGCTCTTCACCATTTGTTTATTTTTAACTACAATAGGTGCAGTTAAGTATCCCTCTGGACAAGGAATATCATTATAGGTTTTCTCAGATGAGAAATCACGATTAGTAGTATTTTGACTTGTCTTGTCTTTGATTGTCATATTTAAACCAGCTTTCTCTATACAACAGAGAAAGTGGATATGACATACTGTTATTATATTTTACTTCTGACCACATCAGCATTTCCTCTGCTTTATCATGGTCAGCTGGCTTTATACGCTGAACTGCAAACCCTAAAAATACAGTTAAAGCCGAGTGAAGTAAAATTTTTACAATTTTCTTCACAAAGTATTTAAAGGGTAACAACTAAATGTAGGATTAATCTTTACAATTTGAGTATAGAGGTTTTTGCAAGATAAAAAAATGTAGTCTAGACTTCCGGTATTTAAGTCCAGTACAATTAGATTTCATAAAATTTAACTATCAATTTATATCCATATTAAGCAAAAAAGCGGATACTAAATTTCCGCTTTTTGGTGATAAATAAAAAAATTACAGAAAAAATCTGTAATTTCTAAAGTGTTTTCAATTCTGCCGCCTGAAGTATAGAGTTTATCTCCGACAATGGTTTATAATAACTTGTTGACAGTAACATTCTGTATACTTGATGGTGAGGTGCTATCGTTAATTGATGACCGGCCTTTTTTAGCATATCATCACTTAATTGTGGTACTAACTTTAAAGCAAAACAAAATGCTAATGTTAATTCTAGTTTCGGCAAATTTTCATCATCTGTTTCATAATCTCTAAGTGTTCTGTCTGAAATACCAACTAAATTTGCTAAGAAAGGTTGAGTACATTTTTTTCGCTTTCTATGACTACGTAAGGTTCCTGAAAACTCAAAAGGTAAACTCCTCAATAAATCAGAAATGCTTTTTGCAAGTTTTACCATTTCAGTAGGGGGGAGCTGATCCATTAAATGCGGACTTTGAATAATGTCAACAAAATCCGCTTTAATATCACTTTCTTTTGTCACCCCCCTATTTAAAACATAATCGTAGTAAGATTCATCTGTTATCGTACCTTTGTTCTTTGATTTTACCTTAAAAAGGAGACAACATTCATCCATATGTTCATAGGCGTAGTCTGTCATAACTGGTCCTTTTTTTGTAAATTCAATATACTTCTTGTCTTTTAAACAAAGATGATTATCAATATACATAAATCTATTTTTATCAATAACCTGTCTAAAACTTTCATTGGAACAATACTCAAAACACAAATCATTTGAAGTTATGGTGTAGGTACTGCCCTTGTCAAAAGCTTCTAATTCAAAAGCGAAGTTGTGCATATACCGATCATCAAGATAATTATAGACACCGATTGCTTCTTTAAAACCTAGGTCAATCATTCGAATTTTCGCAGCCTGCTTAGATACATTAAAGAAATCAGCAAGATTATCAACCACTTCTTGTACCAGTTCAGAACGACTCATATCAGGATTTACCAAAGTCAATGTTCGATATAACTCTCTAATCTTAATTCTAGTCTGTTTTTTTGGCATAAGAATTCGAGGAGCAATACCGTTTGCATGCCATTCCGTCCAATCAAGAGGTGACCACATACTAGAATCGGAAAAATTTTCTTCTGCCCAGCTACTAGCATATGAGTGATCCTTATCAAGTATCATTTTTACTTCATGAAATATTTTGTGAAGTTCCCAATGAACACATTCATGGATTACAGTATTATTGAATGATCCTACATTTCGCTTAAAGACTACATCCTTATCTACCAAAATACTCCCTTTATTAAATTGTTTAGAAATTAAATTACCATCTTCTATTACTTCGAGTACAGTATTTTTAAACACCATTTGGCCAATTATTGAATCATCTACCGATATTTTTTCATGATGTATTGTTAACCCCATAGCAGACGTAATCGATTCAACTGAAATAGGAGTAGGTTGCTTAAGAGCTTGTGGGTAGTACTTCTTCAAAAATTCTTCAGCTAAATTATCAAAATCTTTTTTTCTGATATATGGAACCCAATCTTTACTCAGCTGTAGATTCTGAGACGTTCGATATTGATCAGACTTAAATTCCGCATTGTAGATCTTGAAACTTTTAATGCCTGAGTCTAGAACTATTTCAGCAAACACGGAGGTGTATTTGGGCTTAGTATCTACCTCCATCTCACCAGCTATATATTGTCGTACGACTACATATGCAATTACAATAATTTCAATACTTAATTTAGCATTATCTATTATTTCATAGTTTACCCGATACAATTCAAAGTCATCAAACTCAATGTATCCGTTTGGTTCTGGAACCATATAAGTAGATAAATCCGTATTGTCTTTATTATTTAAGATAAACCCTTTTACAGTTTTGATGATTTGTTCATTGTAGGTATCAAAAATATATTTATCTAAAGGGGAAGAATTCATTTATGTACCTCAATCAAATTCTTTGTCAGAACAAATATTTTTAGTCTACAAAAATATTTGTTACTAATTCTGCTAACATTAGCATTATACCACTTTTTGTAATCGCTTAGAATTTTTGATATAATAGTTTAATAATTTCTAAGGAGACTTTTAATGGCAAAAAGTAAAACAGTTTTAGAAAGAAATTCAAAAATAAAAAAACTATTAACGACCTTCTATAAAAAAGCCATGGATGATTCTATTGTAATTGATAGTTCAGAATATATTGACTCTTTGACCCCTCTTTTTAATACAAGTGTTTGGGGATACCGTGAAATTTTACTCGTTGTAATTGTTGCGATGAAGATAGATCAAAATTTCAAAGCTTCAGTAAATTTTTACAAGTGCAATCCAAGAGCAATTTTCGAAGGTCCAATCAAAGAATTTTTAATTGAGAATAACCTACCTCATCGTAAATCTGGACCACTAAACATTGCTAAGGCAACACAAAAGTTGGATAACAGTTGGGCTAGTAATAGACAAGAACCCCAAATTGCTGAAAATGTACTAGAGTTACTTCAATATCTTGAGGATCAAAATAGAACTGATGATGATTTAAATAATTTTGCTATTTTCTTACTACGTCTACTTCATGCTGAGCAGTCCTTACTTTTGGCCTTTGAGACCACAATTTTGCCTGAAGCAAATCCTGATTTTCTATTAAATACAAGTCAAAGGCTAATTAACGAAGCTCCTGATGGGGGCAATACTCCTCAAAAAATTTCAGGACTTTTATTAAAGAATTTACATAAATCTCTAAATACATCTATAGTTGTTACCGGTTACAATGATAGAGCTTCTGTAACTAGCACTACCAGTAAAAAGCCCGGGGATGTTAATGAGGAGTCTAAAGATGGTGATATATATAAAGTTTATGAAGTTACAGTGAAAAAATTTGATCTCGCTAGAATCCGAGATTCTTTTGATGCTGTAACAATTTATAATAAAAATCATCAAACAAGTATTAATGAAATTATTGTAATCTGCCGCCCCAACGATTGCATTGACGATATGGCAGATAGCGGTTATTCATTATACCTTGGTAAGTACCAATATAAAAATATCACCTATTATTTTTGGAATATTTATGAATGGATTGCTGCAACCTTACAGCATATGACAGTAGATGGTAGAACCCAATATTATAATGAATTGAACTCATATATTAACGAAATTAATACGGCAAAAAAAGTAAAAACACTTTGGAAGCAAATTCACGAAGAGTTGTCCCATGATTGTAAAGTAAAATGATTATTATTTTTTAATTTTAAAATGCATGTAATGGATTTATCATACTTACATGCATTTCTTTTTTTAACTTTCCAAGTAATCAGTTACAGCTTTAGCGACCGCAAATGCAAGTTCACAAGGTACAGCATTTCCAATTTGCGTGTATATTTTCCCCTTACTTCCAAAGAAAATATATTCTTCAGGGAAAGTTTGAATTCGAGATGCCTCCTTTATGGTTATTCTTCTCAACCTAGATGGAGCTTCATTAAATTTAGGTTCATACCCATTTACTAACTTTTCGTGGTATTCTTCAACCCAATTTGATTCTGCATTTCCATACAAATATTCTTCATCTACAAATGGGGTCTTGTTTCCACCCATAGAAGCTGGTAAAGTATTAGCATAACCATCGATGTTAATTGGCCTACCTTGACCATTAAAATACATACCAGAATACGCAGTCTTTCTCATAACTGGATTAGTTGCAAAAGTGATTTTTGCTGTGCATGTATTGGGGTTGTTAGGAGTACCAGCAACACCTAAATCAACTAAAGTTTCTTTGATAGATTTTGCCACTTTTTTATTCTTTTCAAGAAGATATTTCATTTCATCTTCAAAGAATAAATCATTTTTTATACCTATAAAAAATACCCGTTCTCTTTTTTGAGGTACACCATATTCAGTCGCATTAAGTAAAAATGGAAAACAGGTATATCCTAAGTCTTGTGAGGTTGAATATATTTTTTTTCTAACCTCTGACCATTTGTCAAGTTTAGCTAAAGCTTTTACATTCTCCAGAACAAAGGCTCTAGGCTGGGTAACTTTTACTACCTCTAAAAAACTCCAAACTAGTTGGCTTCTTTCGTCATTTGGATCCATTTTACCAGCTACTGAAAATCCTTGGCAAGGTGGACCACCAAAAACTAAGTCAATTTCATTTTCAAATCTTTTCAATGAGGCAATTTGATTATTCAAATCGTCGTTTACAATTGTTGTTTCTGGATGATTCAGTCGATATGTTTCAGCAGCTTCTTTATTGATTTCATTAGCCCAAACAACCTCAACCCCGGCTTTCTCAAAACCGACATCCATTCCACCAGCTCCAGAAAACAATGATATTGCTTTTAATTTACTCAATTTATTCCCTCTACAATATTCTTTAAGATAAAGTTTACCATAAACAAATTAAACTATCCAGTTGTTGAAATTTGTGTTTGTTTATTGACTATTTTTTCAATTTAAATTATAATTACGTTGTTTTATAAAACAACATAGGAGTAGTATACCATGTTTTCTGGAAAATGTCTCAAAAAAAGAAGAGAAAGCAAGCGATTGTCTCAAGTTGAAGTTGCAACTCAACTAGGTGTCAACCGCTCCTCATACAATAGCTGGGAGTCTGGTCGTGCAAAACCAAACCAAAAGAACCTACAGCTACTTTCGAAAATTTTAGAGGTTGAGCCAAGCTATTTTGAATCTGAGTACAATATCGTCACCAACTACCTTCAACTCAACGAAACAAATCAAGTCCTTGCTGATAAGTTTGTAGAGAATTTACTGGATGAACAGATTAAGAAAGAGGCTGAATCTAAATTCATTCCACTCTTTCCAGTGCGTGTTCTCAAGGATGTACCACTGTCTGCTGGTCTCGGTGACAACTACTACGATGAGTACGAGTACCAAACTGTCTACTCTGAAAAAGAGTGCAACTATGATATTGCAGCCTTTATCCACGGCGATTCAATGCTGCCTAAGTATTCTGATGGTGAAGTGGCCCTTATCAATGAAACAGGGTTTGATTATAGTGGAGCTGTTTATGCTATTTATCTGAACGGACAAACCTTCATCAAGAAAGTCTATAAGGAAGATGACCACTATCGTATTGTCTCCATTAATGATGAGTACCCTGATAAGTACGCCTATAGTGAGGATGAGTTCTGTATTGTAGGTAAAGTCATTGGCCACTTTATGCCTATAGTTGGAGGATGATTATGAAGTTAAAAGATATTTTTGCACTTGGTACTTATGGGTACAATCCTGACTGTAAGGTTGAAATCTTCGATATGAAGAACTTCCAGGAACGTCTTGAAAATGAAGGTTTCCATAAGATTCCCCTACCTTCAATGGATTAG